CAAAGAGAGCAGGAGTTCCGGGAAAGGATGGAGCGTGGAGAGCTTTCAGACGATGATGAGGACTACCAAGCTTTCCTTGAAAAGTTCGAGGCGAAGAAAACAACGGACGATTGCTACACACCTGATAACATTTACGATGTAGCTAAACGGTGGTGCTTGGGGAAATATAAACTTGGTAAGCCACCTGTTGTTCGCCCTTTTTATCCCGGAGGGGATTACAAAAAAGAAAACTACCCAAAAGGGTGTGTTGTTATTGACAATCCCCCATTTTCCATTATTTCCGAAATCTGCGAATGGTATACCAAAAACGGCATTGCATATTTTCTTTTTGCACCAACTCTGACATTGCTGGGAATTATGCGAGGTGGAGCAAACTACGTTGCTTGCGGCAGCGGTGTTGTTTACGAAAACGGAGCAAGCGTAAACACATCGTTTGTGACAAACTTGGGGAGTAAAAAAATTATCGCGGCATCTGATTTGAGAGAACAGATGGACGAAGCGAATAAAGAAAATCTTGCAAAACAGCATAAAACGCTCCCCAAGTATGAATACCCGGACGAAGTATTAACGGCAACAATGCTTTGTTACATGGCGGCGCATGGTGTATCACTTGAGATTTGCGCAGATGATGTGCATTTCATTCGTGGGCTTGATGCGCAGAAGGTAAGCGGGAAAGCACTATTCGGGAGCGGCTATTTGCTTTCAAAGAAAGCCGCCGCCGAGAAAGCCGCCGCCGAGAAAGCCGCCGCCGAGAAAGTAAGAGTACGTGATACAAACGTGTGGGAACTTTCCGACAGAGAAAAGAAAATCGTGGCAGGGCTTGGGCATGACGATTGAAGAAGCGCGGGAGATTATTGCCAAAACCAGCAGCCCGTATTTGAAGCGAGACATGGAGAAGTTTATCAAACGCCAGCAGAGAAAGGAGGGCGCGTATGGCAAGGCCAAGAAAGGAAATAGACCAGAAGCAGTTCGAGAACCTCTGCGGCCTGCAATGCACGCTTGAGGAAATCTGCGGCTGGTTTGATGTGACCGATAAAACATTGGATAGTTGGTGTAAACGCACCTATCATGCCAGTTTTTCCGAGGTATTTAAGCAAAAGCGAGGAGCGGGGAAAATTTCACTGCGGAGAAGTCAGTGGCGATTGGCTGAAAAGAACGCGAATATGGCTATTTGGCTGGGGAAACAGTACCTTGGGCAGCGCGATATTGTTGAGCTGGGTATGCCGACTGATAACGCACAGGAGGATGCTTTGAGCGTGAGTCTGCGTGAAATGGCAGAAGGGTTGGAGAGCGATGATTAGCCCAAAACAAGCAAAAATCCTTGCTTTCCCATATTCCAAGTATGACGCGCTGATCTGTGACGGCGCGGTGCGTTCCGGCAAGACCTCTATTATGATGTGGGCGTTCGTCCGCTGGGCGATGGAGAATTTCAGCGGTCAGCGCTTCGGTGTGTGTGGCCGCACAGTGGATAGCTGTACCAAGAACATCATCGTGCCGTTTACGGCGATGAGCCTTGCTAAGGAGCGCTATGTCATCCGCTGGCGGCGCGGCGACAAGGTGATGGAAGTGCGGCGCGGAGCCGTGACGAATTACTTTGAAGTGTTCGGTGGAAAGGACGAGGCCAGCTATACGCTGATTCAAGGCCGCACGCTGGCGGGTGTGCTGCTGGACGAGGTGGTGCTAATGCCGCGCTCGTTCGTGGAACAGGCATTGACCCGCTGCTCCGTTGACGGCGCAAAGCTGTGGTTTTCCTGCAACCCGGGAAGTCCGCAGCACTGGTTTTACACAGAGTGGATACAGCGTAGCAAAGAGCGGAACGCACTGTATCTACACTTCGAAATGACGGACAATCCCGGCTTGTCTCAAAAAACGCTGGAACGCTATCAAGCAATGTTTTCCGGCGTGTTCTACGACCGATACATTCGCGGCCTGTGGGTGGTGGCCGAGGGGCTGATCTACCCCATGTTTGACGAGAGCTGCATTGTGGACGAGCTGCCGGAAAAGGGAGAATACTATGTGTCCTGCGACTACGGCACGCTTAACCCATTTTCCGCTGGGCTGTGGCGCTGGGACGGCAAGACGGCCACACGCATCCGCGAGTATTACTATTCCGGGCGCGAGACCCAGAAGAACAAGACGGACGAGGAATACGCCGACGAAATTAAAAAGCTTATCGGCGAGACGGGCGTCAAGAGCATCATCGTTGATCCGTCTGCCGCCTCGTTTATCGAGGTTTTGCGGCGGCGTGGGTATATGGTGCGTAAGGCAAACAACGATGTGACAAACGGTATTATGACTACGGCGCGGTTTTTGCAGGACGGCGTAATCAAGATACACCGAGATTGTAAAGACTGCATTCGGGAGTTTGGACTGTATCGGTGGGATGAAAAATCCACAGAAGACAAGCCAATCAAAGAAAACGATCACGCAATGGACGAGACGCGCTATTTTGCCTATACGATTTTGAAAAACAAGGCGTATCGTCGCGATTATACCCCCATTTGGAACAGATAGGACGGTGAGCGGCTATCAAAACATATAATGACCTTGTGGCGGTGGGCGAGGACGAAAAGGCGCGGATGGAGTTTATCCGCAGCGCGATCAACGCGCATCGCGAATCCCACGCATATAAGACGGCGGTGGATGCGGAGGAATACTATAACGGTCTGAATCCAACCATTAACCGCTATGAAAAAATCATCTACGATATGCAGGGCCGCGCCCACACGGATATGTGGACGGCAAACCACAAGCTGGCCAGTCGGTTCTTTGGCTTGGCGGTGGATCAGGAAGTCTCGTATCTGCTGGGCAACGGCGTAACCTTTGCGGAGAAGGAAACGCCGAACAAGCTATGCCCGGACTTCGATCAGGAAGTCATGGATGCAGCGCGTGAGGCGAAAATTGCGGGCGTGTCCTTCGGTTTCTGGGATTTGACGCATTTGCGTGTGTTCTCCCTGCTTGAGTTCGTCCCCCTCTATGATGAAGAGGACGGCGCGATGAAAGCCGGTATCCGGTTCTGGCAGGTGGCACAGGATAAGCCGTTGAGAGCGACGCTGTATGAGATCGACGGCTTTACCGAATATTTCCAGCCCAGCAGCGAGGATATGGACGTCATGCAGCCGAAGCGTAGCTATAAGCTGATCGAGCGCAAGGCTGATGTCGGTGAAACCGAAATCTATGACGGCGGCAATTATCCGAGTTTCCCAATCGTGCCACTGAAAAACAACAAGCGGTGTCTTTCCGAGATTGTCGGCAAGCGCAACACCATTGACGCGCTGGATCTGGCGTCCTCTAACATGGTCAACAATGTGGATGAGGGCAACCTAATCTATTGGGTGCTTTCTAACTGCAACGGCATGGACGATCTGGACGATGCGAAATTTGTGGAGCGCTTGAAAACCACGCACGTTGCCCACGCCAACGGCGATGACGGCGCAAAGGTGGAGAGTAAAACCATCGAGGCCCCCTATGAGGGCACCAGCAGCACCATTGATATGCTCAAGAAGAAGCTGTACGAGGATTTCCAGTGCTTTGACGCTTCGGCTGTGTCCGCTGGGAATCAGACTGCAACGGCAATTAAGGCCAGCTATGTGCCTCTGGATTTGAAGACGGACAAGTTTGAATCCGAGGTCACGCGGTTTATTGTTGAGATTCTGCGCCTGGCAGGCATTGAAGACAAGCCGAGCTACACGCGCAATCAGATCATCAACAAGAGCGAGGAAACGCAGAACGTCCTTCTGGGCGCGGCGTATTACGATGACGAATACATCACAAAGAAGCTTCTGACGATCAACGGTGACATTGACCAATATGAGGATATGATGAAGCGCAAGGCAGCAGAGGTGATCGATTTGACTGAGCCGGTGATTGACGATGGCGACCAGTGATCTTGGCCACAAGCTGACCGATCAAGAGCTTGCGAAACTGGAACGGCGCATTGCGAAGCTGTACCGTGAGGCTGGGAAAGAGCTGCAAGCGACCATTGATACATACTTTGAGCAGTTTGCCAAGCGCGACGAAGAAATGAAATCTCTGATCGGCACTGTGCAGAACGGTAAAGAATGGACGGAAGCCGACTATAAGCAATGGCGGCTCAATCAGATCGGACGTGGGGAACGCTATCAGGTCATGCGGGATAAGGTAGCGCAGCGCGTGACCAACGCAAACGCCGTGGCGGTGTCTTACACCAACGACGCAACGCCCGGTATCTACTCCCTCAACCGCAACTATGCGGCGTACACCATCGAGAGCGTGGCCGGGGACATTGGATTTGACCTGTGGGACGAGCAGACAGTGAAACGCCTGATCGTGGAGCAGCCGGGGTTGATGCCGTACTATCCGAAGGACAGAGCGCTGAAACGCGGCATTGATCTCGCGTATGGCAAGAAACAAATTACGGCCAGTGTCACCAGTTCCATCTTGCAGGGCAAAAGCATCAAGCACATGGCGGACGACCTGCAAATGCGCATTACCACTATGAGCCGCGATTCCGCCATCCGCACGGCCAGAACCGCCGTGACAGGAGCACAGAACGCCGGACGCATGGACAGCTACGCGGCGGCGGAGAAGATGGGCGTCAAGCTCAGGAAACAATGGCTTGCGACGCTGGACAATCGCACGCGACACGCTCACGCCATGCTGGACGGTCAGACGGTAGATATTGACAAGCCGTTTAAGGCCGATGGGAACGAGATCATGTTCCCCGGGGACACTTCCGCGCCAGGTTACCTCGTGTATAACTGCCGATGCACGCTGATTGCGGATGTGGATAGGGTGGATACATCAAACGGGCTACGAAGATCGCAAGATGGGTTAATCTCGGACATGACTTATGCGCAATGGGAGGCATCGAAGCGAGGATATGGCGCAAGACCAATTTCGCCGTATCATAGTGGGTTCAAAAGCACGGCAAAAGATATAACAAAAAAATATAATGAAAGCGCCACTCCACGCATAGGCAAAATGCGATATGAAAACGGTTATCGCGCAAAAGACCATAAGGATGAAATTGAAGTTGCAAACCAAATTCGGAATCAATTTGGCGGTAAGATTGTTCTGTTGAAAGAAGCAAATGTGCAGGGAATAAAAACCCCAGACTACCTGTGGCGTGGAAAGCTGTGGGAATTAAAAAGCATTTCAACTGAAAAAGCGGCAGATTCGGCGCTACGAACGGCGATACAACAAATTAAGAATAATCCCGGCGGAGCTGTTATGCAGTGTGGACGTGAATTCGACATTAGAACACTTATCGAAATCCTTGATGCAAGGGCTATGAGAAATCTTAATTTTGATTTTGATGTCATGGCACTTAAATTGGACGGATCATTGTTATTTGTCAGAAGGTATAAAAAATGAGCCGCCCCCCCGCCAGATCTGGGCAGAGGTTCGGCTCAAAAAGCGGAAACATAAGTTTCCTCGTATGCAGTATATACAAATGTCGGGAAATAGTCAAGAGGTATTTCTATGATAGTCGAAATCCAAGACCACAGTACAGAAGTTTCTACCAAGATAGGAGCGGCGCTACTAAGAGGGCTTGAAAAAGTTGGTCTGGTGGCAGAGGGATACGCAAAAAAACTATGCCCTGTTGACACCGGCAATCTGCGGAACAGCATTACCCATGTGGTAGACGAGCAGGAACCAGCGGCAATTATTGGAACGAATAATGAGTATGCCGCTTACGTCGAGCTTGGTACCGGCATTTACGCCGAGGGCGGCGTCGGCCGGCCGACGCCGTGGGTGTATCAGGATGCGAAGGGCAACTGGCACATGACCCACGGCAACAAGGCACAGCCGTTTTTGAAGCCCGCTGCCGCCGACCATGCGGGGCAGTATCGAGACATTCTGGAAAACGAGCTGAAAAATGGATAAGGATTTTGGTTGGCTCTTTTCCTTTAGGTAAAACCCGCGAGGTACAGCGGTTTTTATACAACGTTCGCCCCCGAAGAATTGGGGCCAAAGAAAAGGAGAACGAATAACATGGCAAAATTTACGAGAGCGGAAATCAGAAATATTCTCGGCGACGCTTGCACCGAAGAGATCGAGAATCGCTTGGTTGCGCTGCATCTGGGCGTGGTTGATCCCCTCAAGGACGATCTCACGAAGTACAAGGCGGACGCGGAGAAGTTGCCAGGCGTCCAGAAGGAATTGGACGACCTCAAGGCAGCGGGTGACGGCGGCTATAAGGAAAAGTACGAGAAGGAACACTCGGCCTTTGAAGCTTACAAATCCGACGTCACAAAAAAGGAAAGCAAGGCGGCAAAGGAAAAAGCTGTCCGTGCTTACTTTGAGAGCAAAAACATCACCGGCGCGAATCTCGACCTTGCCATGCGTGGCTGCGGCGAGGAAATGGCCGCATTGGAGCTGGACGGCGAGAAGATTAAGGACACCAAGGCCCTTGATGCACTTGTGGACAGCACCTATAAGGGGCTGGTCTCCACCACGCAGACAAAGGGCGCAAATCCCGCCAATCCCCCGGCGAACACCGGCGGCGCAAAAACCCGTGAGGACATTTACAAGAAGGACGATAAGGGCCGCTATGTGATGTCTACAGCGGAGCGCCAGAAAGCGCTTGCCGATCTGATGGCAAGCGAAAACAACTGATTTTTTGAAAGGAGCTATTTATGGCTGCGAAAACTAACGTAACGACTTCTGCACAGTTTACCACTTCCGCACGCGAGGTGGATTTCGTGTCCCGCTTTGCTGACAACTGGGACGCGCTGCGCAACATCATGGGCATCATGCGCCCCATCCGCAAGGCCCCCGGCACGAAGCTGGTTTCCTACAAGGCCAGCGTGGACGGCGGTCTCAAGGGCGGCACTGTGGCTGAGGGTGACGAGATCCCCTTTACCAAGATGAAGGTCGATCCTGTTGCCTACGGCGACATCGACATTTCCAAGTATGCCAAGAGCGTGACGATCGAGAGCGTGGCGAAGTACGGCGCTGACGTCGCCGTGGAGAAGACCGACGAGGCGTTCCTCGTGGCCCTGCAGAACAAGGTCCTGACCGACTTCTACACCTTCCTCGGTACCGGCACTTTGAAGGTGACCGAGAAAACGTGGCAGCGTGCTCTGGCTATGGCTAAGGGCAAGGTGCTGGACAAGTTTGCCGGTCTGGATAAGGACGTGACCGAGGTGGTGGGCTTTGCCAACATCATCGACGCTTACGATTACCTGGGCGACAAGGAGATCACCGTGCAGACGATGTTCGGCATCAACTACGTGGAGAACTTCATGGGCTACCGCACCCTGTTCCTGCTGCCCGAGAAGTACATCGCCTCCAAGAAGGTGATCGCTCTGCCCGTGGAGAACATCGACCTGTACTATGTAGACCCGAGCGACAGCGACTTTGCCAAGCTGGGGCTGAATTACACCGTGAAGGGCGAGACCAACCTGATCGGCGTCCATGTTGACGGCGATTACAGCCGCGCCACGGGCGATATGTACGCCATCATGGGCATGAAGCTGTGGGCTGAGTATCTGGACGGCATTGCCGTGGCTACCGTTTCTGTGGCCGGCGCGGGTTAAATAGGAGGGCAGCGTAATGCTTGAACAGGTCTTACGGCACTTGAACAACTGGTTCCTTGTGGATATCTACGAGGGAGAGTTCACCGTGGAGAACGGCAGCATTGCGCTGCCCTTTCTCCTGACCAATCAATATTTCCGCATCTGCGGTTCCGTATTTAACGATGGCCTGCACCAGTACCCGGCGACCGACCTTACGGATGAAACCTTTACCGGGACAGTGTGGGCGCTGGCGGTGCCCAAGGCTGTGGTTGTGCTTGCCGAAGATATCGCCGAGTGGGAAGAAAAGAACGGTGAGGCCGTTTTAAGCCCGTACACGAGCGAAAGCTTCGGCGGGTACAGTTACACCAAGGCGAGCGGCGGAAATGCCGACACGAGCGCCGGGACGGGCTGGCAGGGCGCTTTTAAAGGCCGGTTAAATGACTGGCGCAAGCTCAAGGGGGTGGAACCGTGAGTTTACTGGACGATTTTGCCCACAAGTGCATTCTGATGGAGAAAAAGCGCACGCCTGACGGCGCGGGCGGCTACATCACTGTGTGGGAAGAGGGCGCGGAGTTCCTCAATTACCAGTCTCTTGACACATCGATGGAGGCGCGAAAAGCGGAAAAGGAGGGTGTGACCTCGGTATATTCCGCGCTGGTCAGTCAGAGCGTTCCCATCGAGTACAACGATTATTTCCGCGATACGGAAACGGGGATTATTTATCGTGTGACCTCAAATCCAGAGGAAAAGGCCGCACCGAGGTCTGCGGGCGCAATCATTAAGGCACTGAAATTCTTCACCGCGGAGCGAAAGGAGCTGCCAAAATGACAAAGGACAAGGCGCTCCATGCGTGGTTTTCCCAATTTCTTCCGGCGTATCCGGCCTCTAACGTGCCGGAGGACGCGGTTTTCCCTTGGCTGACCTATGAGCTTATCACGGGATCATGGGAGAGCGGCGAAATCGCGCTGACGATCAACCTATGGTATTACACCGAGAGCGAAGCGGTGCCGAACGCCAAGGCACAGGAAATCTCCGACGCTATCGGAATGGGCGGCTGCATGGTGCCGTACGACGGCGGGGCGATGTGGCTCAAGCGAGGCTCCCCGTGGTGCCAAAACATTGCGGATGAAAGCGATAAAAACATCAAGCGGCGGTATCTCAACATGACGGTGGAATATCTGTCGCAGAACTGATGAAAGGACAAAACTATGAAATTTACAAAAATCCCTTCTGATGCATTCCAGAAATTGCAAATCAATGCGGGAATTCTGACGACAGACTTCACGCCTGCGACCGGCGCCGTCGGCGAGGCGGGGCAGATCGGCGCAACGACCGGCGGCGTCAATTTTACCGCCACGCCGACCTATTCGGACTTTGGCGAGGATATCGACAACTGCCCGAAGAACATGAAGGAGCTGAAAAAGCTCGATTCGTGGGAAGTCAAGATGACCGGCACGTTTGTCAATGCCGATACCGCCATTGCAAAGCGGCTGTGCGGCGCGGCGGACATCGGGGCGCCCGACACGACCAAGGTCACACCGCGCAATGACCTCAAGGACGCGGACTTTGACGATATCTGGCTTGTGGGCGATTACTCTGACAAGAACGGCGAAACCAACGGCGGCTTTATCGCCATCAAACTGATCAACGCGCTTTCTACGGGCGGCTTCCAGCTCCAGACGAGCGACAAGGCCAAGGGGCAGCTTGCCTTTGAGTTTACCGGCCACTATTCCATGAGCGCGCAGGACGCTGTTCCCTTTGAAATCTACATCAAGGCCGGCACGGAGGAGGCGTAAATGAGACTTTCCGACATTCATGGCGAACGCGTCTTTGACGTCATTGCGGACGTCATTGACCCCATCGCCAATATTGCACAGGACGAAAAAGCTTCGGCCATGTTTCGGCGTGAACCGCTACCGGAGGGCATGACGGCAAAGCAGTTTGCTACGCAGAGAGCGCGAAAATCGCTCCCAGAGCTGCTCAAGGGCCACAAAGGCGATATTATTGCCATTCTTGCGGCTATTGAGGGCGTGAGCGCAGACGATTACAAGGGCGCACTGAACCTTGTGAAGCTGACGCGGGACGCGGTGGAGCTGTTGACGGACGAAGCATTCGTCACGCTTTTTATCTCGGCGCAGAGCGAGAAATCCTCTGGCTCTGCGCCGGAGAATACCGAGGGCAAAAGCGAATAAAACCGTTCCTGCGATACTGCACGGCACGGCTCAATGAAAAAGCAAGAAACGACGCATACCACATCTATGTGACGGACGCGCTGCGCATTGTGGCAGAAAACACGGCGCGATACGCGGGAGGGAACTACATCAAGGCGCGATACGCTGATATGATTGAGACGAAAAAGCAGGACAACAGAACGTGCGAAGAGATTACCGCCGATGTGGTCGCGCGGTGCGGATTGGTGGTGAAAAAATGAACCTGCTTGATCTTTTTGTGAAAATCACTGTTGATAACAGCGACGTAGACATTGGTTTGGGGGAAACAAGCAGCAGAGCAGAAACGCTTGCAAATAAGCTTAAAGGCGGGCTTGCGACTGCTGCCAAAGTTGGCGCGGCGGCTGTTGCTGCGGGAGGCACGGCTATTGTAGCTGTTAGCAAACAGGCGATGGCTGCCTATGCCGACTATGAGCAGCTCGTAGGCGGCGCAGAGCTGATGTTTGGAGGAGCTTACGACTTTATCGCAGATAAAGCCAAAAACGCATATAGCACCGTTCAAATGAGCCAGAACGAATACCTGCGTCAAGTAAACGGATTTGCAACGGGCTTAAAAACGGCGCTCGGTGGAAACGAACAAGCGGCGGCAGAGCTTGCCGACAAGATCATCAATGCTGAAGCAGACGTTGTAGCGGCGACCGGTAATTCTCAAGAAGCAGTTCAAAATGCTTTCAACGGAATTATGAAGTCCAACTATACCATGTTGGATAACCTTCAAATCGGCATCACGCCCACAAAAGAAGGCTTTCAAGATGTTATCGACAAGGTAAACGAGTGGAACGCGGCAAACGGGCGCGCCACAGAGTATCAAATCGAGAACCTGGCTGATTGTCAAAGCGCCCTTGTAGATTACATCGAAATGGTTGGAATGCAGGGGTACGCATCAAGGGAAGCAGCTGATACGATTCAAGGCTCCGTGGCTTCCATGAAAGGTGCATGGGAAAATCTGCTTACTGGCATCGCCGATGACAACGCAAATTTTTCAGAACTGACAAGCAGTTTTGTCGACAGTGTTGTTACTGTTGGCGGAAACATTATTCCTCGCGTGAACGTGATTATTCAGGGGCTTACGCAGCTCATAACAGAAGCGTCACAGACAATTATTCCGATGGCCGTTCAGATTTTGCTTGAGAATCTTCCGAGCATAGTTGCGGCTGGTATGGATTTAATTACGGCGCTGGTTAACGGAGTTCTTGACAACATTGATCTTCTGATTAGCTGTGTTCTTGAATTGGTCGATACAATTGTCGACAAGCTGATTGAAAACCTTCCGACGCTGGTTGACGGTGGGATCAAGCTAATTGTGGCGCTGGCAGGAGGATTGATTGAAGCGCTACCGCAACTCGCCGCAAAAGTCCCACAAATCATTCAGACAATTGTAAAGAGCCTTATAAGCGGCATCCCCGACATTTTGAGCATCGGCAAAGACCTCATCCGCGGATTGTGGGATGGCATAAGCAGCATGGGGGACTGGCTGTGGGGCTGTGTAAAGGGTCTCTTTAGCGGAGTTATTGACGGTGTAAAAAATCTACTCGGAATTCACAGCCCGTCTAAGGTTTTTGCTGGCATTGGCGGATTTATGGCGGAGGGACTTGGGGATGGATTCGGAGAAAAATTTGCATCTATAAAAAAAGACATTGAAGGAAGCATGACTTTTGATGCCGCAGAAATAGGTTTTTCTGCATCTGCGCCCATCGGAGAATTGCCGGGTACAAGCAGTGCCCGGGGAAGCGATAGAAGCATCCACCTTACCGTCGTTTCGCCGAGTGGAAAGGAACTGGCACGTTTTGTCGCGCCGTATATGGGCGCACAACTTCAACTTGTTAGGGGGTAACAGTATGCTCGAGTGGTATATTAACGGCAAAGAAATGACGCAAAATGGCGCATATATCAGCACGGGCTATATTGTTACCTCCGCGCCTGTTAACAGGTCTGTGTATGCGGGAGGATGTTCTGCCTATGTAGCGACAAAAGCGAAAATTGGTTTAAAGTCTCTTAAGATCCCCGTGCGAATTGTGAAAAGTTCTGCCGTCGACGCATCCAGAACAAAGTCCGCGATCCTGTCTATGTGCCTTGGCGATAAAGTTGATATCATGCTGTCAAATGGAAATAGATATGTCGCGGCTCTTGTGAGCGCAGGAGAAGCAGAATCGGTTAGTAATGGCGTCCTGGATTTTACGCTTGAGTTTCTGGGGTATCAGCGCGGCGAGTTGGTGTCGGCGAAGACCCCAGCTGTTATGTGTTTCTCCACCGCGCCGGAAACGCTATACAAGGCAACCGTTAAATCGGATCGAGATGGCTCGTTCGTTCTGGCGGGGATAACCTTCCTTGGTTGCAAACCGGGAGACGAGCTGGTTGTTGACGGATTGACTGGAAGACTGTTAAAAAACGGAACACCCGTATTGATTGCGGACACAGATTTCGTCAGTTTTCCTTTTTTACAGCCTGGAGAGAATGAAGTCCGTTGCACAACGGAAGCAGATATAGAATATTATCCGGTTTTTTTGTGATTGGTGGTGAAATATGCTAACACTTTCGGATGGAACAATTCTGGCAGTAGATGACTATTGCATAAAACAAAAATACAACGGAATCAATGAGCTGTCTTTCTCTGTCCCAGATGACATCAAGATCGTAAACGAGCAGAGCGTCCACGAAACCACGCGGAACCAGGCATATCTTGTCAAGATTGTCAATGGCGACAACATCACCTGCGAACTTGACCTTGATGAACTGCGTTCCGTGCAAACGGACTACGATGCAAGCGCAACGCCACACAATCATTTGTCGGCAGCTCTTACGTCTGTCGGATGGAATCTTGTTGATAACACCGGGATTACAACGCGCAGGACGATTACCGGCGCTTTGACACCGATGGAGATTATCGAACAGGTGGAAGATACATGGACCGGCGTGACCGCTATGTTTGACACAGCGACAAAGACCGTCACAATCCTTTGCCCGTCCGACAACAAGCCGCAATACGCTTTCTTGGCGGAAGAATTGAACCTTCGGCAGCTTGACATTGCAGGTGACAGTTCTTCCTTCTGCACACGTTTACGGGCGAAAGGTGCTGACGGAATGACTTTCGCCAGCATCAACAACGGCAAAGACTACGTTGAAAACTATACCTATTCCAACAGAATCATCTATGGCGTAGCTATCAGCGATGAACGCTTTACAAACAAAGAATCCCTGCTTGAATATGCGCAAGCCACGCTGGACGCAAATGCTGTCCCGGCTGTCAGCTATGAGTGCGATGTTGTGGACGTTGCTGCAATCGACAGCGACTACAGCTTTCAGAAGTTGCAGATGCACAAGGCTGTGTGGCTGCTTGATAATAAGTTCAACACAAGGGTTGCGCACAGAATTGTTGAGTATTGCATCTATCCGAATGATGCAAGCAAAAACAAGGTCACTTTGTCAACTGTGATTCCGTCTTTGCAAGGTTCTGTCAAGTCTTTGCAAACTGCGATTTATGATCCGAACAGCGCAGTTCGGCAGCGGGAAACATCGGCAGTTGAGAACGCGACAAAGGCTATCACTGGCGCTTCTGGCGGTAACATCCGGTTCGTATACGATGGCAACGGAAAGCCAATTGAGTTCCTTATCATGGATACTGACGATATTGCAACCGCTCAAAAGGTGTGGCGCTTCAATATTGGCGGCTTTGGCTTCAGCAGCAACGGTTACAACGGGACATACGCAACAGCAATCACACAGGAAGGTCATATTGTAGCTGATTTCATGGACGTTGGGACGCTTACGGCCGTACTTATCAAGTCACAAGACGGGAAAAGCAAGTGGAATCTTAGCACCGGAGATATGGAGCTTTTCAACACCAAACTATCCACAATCGGAAGCGGCGCAACATACCGGAATTCGGACTATTCGCAGGCCGATCTTGACCGCATCGGGCAAATCAACACCAAGGCTGTCACGCCTACGCTGGCGGACTATGAAAAACTGGACGTAAACGGGGACGGCACAATTAGTATCACTGATACCGTACAGATTCAGCAGATCATCGCAGGTACGCGCACTGTCAATTTTACTACGCGATGGGCGCTGCGGCTTGATCCTTCTGACGGTGATAACATGCTGAAAATATACCGCGTGTACCACAACAACACCACCGGAGCCGACACAGAAAACGTTGTTTTTTCCGTTGGGTTTGGACGGGCCATTGCGAATACAATTGGGGCAAAGTATGGGGACATTGAGAAAGATTTGTCCGTTGGCGGATCGGTGGACGCCACAAGCTACAAGATGAACGGCTCTACTGTCGCATTTCCAGAGAAAAAAACAATCGGTTACGTGGTTTATTGCACTGGCGGCAGTAATAACAAGGCCGGTTGCTTTATCCCGTCAGGCGTATCGGGGGCATTCCAGTGTGCATCCAACGATTGGTATTGCGCATTTAACTTTGACGGCAGCGGCAACGCCACAAAGACCGGCGGAACCGGAAGTGTTGCGTCCGTCTCCGAAGTGAAAAACTTTTAAGAGGTAATATTGAATGAGCGTCAATCAAGCGGTAAACCTTAATCTTTCCACCGACATTGTGCCGCCCGTCCTGAAGATGGTGCAGAATGACAGCAACAGCCGTTACATTGTAGCTTCCTTGTGGGACGGCGCAAGCGCATACGATGTTGGTTCTGCAAGTGTTATGCTGCGTTTCGCGAAGCCTGATGGTACAGGTGGAATGTATGACGCAGATGAAGTGGGAAATGTCGTTGACGTTGACGGAAATGTTGTCACAATACCCGTTGCCGCGCAAGTCCTTACCGTTGCAGGTGATGTGTTTGCACAGGTCGATATTTACGGATCGAGCAACAGCAAACTTGCTTCTTTCGCATTCAAAATTGATGTTGCCGCATCTGTATATCCTGATGCGCAAATCATTTCGAGCGATTACTACAATGTGTTGACAGCCACTATTGCAAATGCCGTGACTGCGGCGCAGAACGCAGCGGCGAGCGCAACGGCTGCGGCGCAGAGCGCAGAGGAAGCCGCGACATCGGTTGACGGTGCCGTCAAGTACAATGCATCGCAAGCACTGTCTGACGCGCAGAAGGCGCAGGCGCGGGCGAACATCAACGCGCCCGCGCCGTATACGGCGGGGGATGGTATCGCCATCAGCGGCAGCGTCATCGCAACCAAAGTGCAGCCCTGCAACCGGAATCTGATAATCAACTGGTACTTCGGCAATCCGGTGAACCAGCGGGACGTCAGCGGCACCATCAGCAGCGCAGGGTATTTTCTGGATCGCTGGAAGCTGGTGAGCGGCAGCGTGACGATCAACACGGACGGCATCACGCTGAACGGAACCATGCAGCAGGTGTTGGAGACTGCACCGGTCGGCACGGTGACGGCATCTGCCCTGACGCAGGCCGGAGTGGGCGAGGTGGTACCGACTTACAACAGCGAAACCAAGACGGTCACAGTCACGGCGGCGGGGAAAAAACTCGTAGCCGTCAAGCTGGAGATTGGCTCCCAGCAGACGCTGGCACATCAGGAGGACGGCGTGTGGGTTCTCAACGAGATCCCCGACTACGGCGAGGAGCTGACCAAGTGCATGCGCTATCTGCAAGTTCTCGCCGCGCCCTATGACACATCCGGCAACGGCGTGGCCATCGGCTACGCCAACAACACTGTCGATCTATGGGTGCCTATCCCGCTGGCGGTGCCCATGCGCATATCGCCCACGCCCACCATCCCCACCGGCGGCGCCGCGCTGTTCAAGGTGGGAAAGACCTCCAACAATTTAAAGGACGTCACCAGGGTCACGGGCGGCTGGGCGATGCAGACCGGCGGGGCTTGCAGCATGCGAAGCCTGATCTTTACGTCCAGCGGCCTGACGGCGGGCGAGACCTACGCCCTGTTCATGCGGCAAGGGGCACAAATCGTGCTCAGCGCCGAACTGTAAGGGGGTGACCTGATGGAAGCATGGACGAATGTCGGTGTGCCGCTGATCGTGGCGCTGCTGACCTCAACCGCCCTGTGGGGCGTGGTGAGCAAGGTGATCCTCAAGCGGATGGAGCTGACAGCCAAGCGCAGCAAGGCAGACGAGGCGCAGCGGAAGATGCTGGTGGGGCTTGCCCACGACCGCATTATCCACCTCGGCATGGTGTACATCGAGCGGGGCTACGTCACACAGGACGAGTACGAGAACTTACAGGTGTACCTCTACGAGCCGTATGAGGAGATGGGCGGCAACGGCAGCGCACGGCGAGTCATGGAGGAAGTTCGGAAGTTGCCCATACGGTGAGACAAAAAGCGGAACAGGCGCAGACGCGCCGGAAAGGAATTTGTTATGAAACTGAACAACAAGGTATACGACATCCTGAAATGGCTGGTCATCATCGTCATGCCCGCCGTGGCTACGCTGTACGCGGCGCTGGCGGCGGTGTGGGCGTGGCCCTACGCGGACGAGGTGGTGACCACCATCACCGCCGTGGACACGTTCCTCGGCGCGGTGCTGTGCATCAGCACGGCACAGTATCACAAGGAGGCTGGCAACAATGGCTAAGAGAGTGTATCTGTCCCCCAGTGACCAGCGAAGCAACAGCTATGCGGTGGGCGACACTACCGAGGCCATCCAGTGCGGGCGCATCGCAGAGGCTTGTAAGGCCGCGCTGGAGCGCTCCGGTGTGGAGGTGATGCTGGGGCAGTACGACACTATGGCAAACCGTGTGGCGGCGTCCAACCGCTTTGGGGCTGATTTGCACGTCCCCATCCATTCCAACGCCTGCAACGGAAAGGCCAGCGGTACGCATCTGTTCTGTTACAGCGGCGACCGGAACAGCGCAGGGTACAAGGCGTGTCAGGCTGTAATGGACGTACTTGGCCCGATTACGCCGGGTGCGCCGGACGTGATCCGAGCCTATCCCGCACTGTACGAGGTGAAGCATCCTGCCGCCACGACGGTGTACATCGAGACGGACTTCCACGATGTTCCCAGTATTGCACAGTGGATCATCGACAACACCACCCTGATCGGAGAGACCATCGCCAAGGGGCTGTGCAACGCACTGGGTGTGACGTTCGTGGAGAGCGCCAACGTGCCGGTGCCTGCGAAGAAGGACACGACGCTGCCCATGCAGGTACGGATGCTCAAGCGCGGCATGGAGGGCGCGGACGTGAAGACCCTGCAAGCGGCGCTGATCGCCTACGGGTTCTCCTGCGGCGCGGCCGGTGCGGATGGCGACTTCGGCAGCGGCACGGAAGCGGCGCTGAAGAAGTTCCAGACCAAGTACGGCCTCGGCGCTGACGGCATTGCCGGGAAAGGGACGTGGGGCAAGCTGCTGGGGCAGTAAGAAAATCGTTTTTTCTATGTGAAGAGAGCGACACATTTACGGATCCAAAACTCTGGACGAAACAGGGATAACGATGCGCCGACCCCTGCTTCCACCAAAGCTCCGCAAGTCCACGGCGAATATGATCGCCATGAATACAACTTACCGAGACATCCGCGCAAGACTGCGCAGTATGTCCCCGCAACGCGCCATTGATTACGTTGCCGCGCTTGAGCTTCCGGGAGACGAGGCGTTTTGCATCATCGCGTGCGACGTTAAGCAACAATCCCGCCAGCAGGTGGCAAACAGGCTGTTTTCGTCGGTCGAGTATGTCAAGAAGTGCCGCCGCAACGGTTACCAAAAGATTGCCGACCATATCAAAAACCCATAAATAGAAGACCCAACAAAGACCTTTTTCAGGCTCTTTGTTGGGCCTTTTTTATTGTATGTTGTGAGATATACAGGGGGTGTCGAAATGAGTGTAATGGATCGGCTGCTGACGTGCGGGTATACGGCGGATATGGCGCGGGATATATGCGACCAATACGGAGCGGACTTTGCTGGATTGCTTTTCCTTGTGCGCATCGTGGAGCTTTTCCACGACGATAGGCGCGAATATGTATAGCTACTACAATGAAAACCCACGAGGTAAAAACGTAGGCGACTGTACCGTCAGAGCCATATCAAAAGCAACTGGCAAGGACTGGGGTGAGACGTACCTCCGGCTTTGCGTACAGGGATATCTTGACGGGGATATGCCGTCGGCTAACTCCTGCTGGGGCGCTTATCTTCGGTCGGTAGGTTTCCGACGGTACATCGTGCCGGATACCTGTCCTGATTGTTACACAGTTGGCCGTTTTGCCGATGAGCACCCATTTGGGACGTATATTCTCGCGCTCTCCGGTCATGTCGTGTGTGTACAAGATGGTGTTTTATATGACAGCTGGGACAGCAGCAACGAAACAGTTTTGTATTATTGGGAAAGGACGGATGAAGCATGAACTACCCCTACTATGGAAACCCCTATATGCCGCCGATGCAGGACAACCTCGCCCAGCTGAGGCAGCAGCAGATGCAGGCTATTCCTCCGATGCCGCAAAATCCCCTGCCGCAAAGCGGCGTGCAGTGGGTATCCGGCGAACAGGAGGCAAGAAGCTGGATGGTCGCTCCCAATGCGGCGGTGGCGCTGTGGGATTCGACGGCGCCCACGGTGTATCTGAAACAGGCCGATGCAAGCGGCAAGCCGACGCTCAAGGTCTATGACCTCGTGGAGCGGCTTGCAAGCGCTCCTGACACGCAGAAAGCGCCCGCTGCGGAATATGTGACCCGTAAGGAGTTCGACGCGCTGGCAGCGCTTGTGAGCGAAATGAAGGGCAAGAAGCGCAAGGAGGAAAAGAGCGATGAATAATCCGTTTTTCGGGGCAATGGGCGGCGGCAACGGCTTTATGCAGATGGTGCAGCAGTTCAAACAGTTCAAGGCGAATTTCCAGGGCGACCCCAAGGCAGAGGTGGAGAAACTGCTGCAAAGCGGCAAGCTCACGCAGCAGCAGTTGAACCAGCTCCAGCAGATGGCGAAGCAATTTCAAAGTCTGATGGAATAAGCAAAGTCTAAGCAAAAACACAAGACGAAACATAACTTGTTTCTTGATCGTGGCCGCGATTCAGATAAATTACATCAATAAAAAGGAGTGATACTATGTCTCTTTCCGAGGGTATGCCCACCATGACCATGCCTGTTACCCCTGCCAATGGCAGCGGTAACGGCTTTGGCTTTGGCGGTGACGGCGCGTGGTTCCTCATCATCCTGTTCCTGTTCGCGTTCTGCGGCTGGGGCGGCAATGGCTGGGGCAACAACGCTGGCAATTCCGGCGGTGTGGTGGACGGCTATGTGCTGGCCTCCGACTTCTCCAATATCGAGCGCAAGATGGATATCATCAACGGCGGGCTGTGCGACGGCTTCTATGCCGTGAACAACACGCTGTTGACCGGCTTCGGCAATGCCGAGCTGTCCCGCGCCAACCAGCAGGCCGCACTGATGCAGCAGCTCAGCGCTATGCAGATGCAGGCGGCAAACTGCTGTTGCGAGAACAGAGCCGCCATCGCGCAGGTGCGCTACGACATGGCGACGCAGGCGTGTGACACGCGGAACACCGTGCAGAACGCCACCCGCGACATCGTGGAGAATCAGAACGCCAACAGCCGCGCCATCCTGGACTTCCTGACCAACTCCAAGATGCGCGATCTGGAGAGCGCAAATCAGGAGCTGCGTCTGGCCGCGTCTCAGGCGGCGCAGAACAACTATCTGATCTCCCAGCTGCGGCCTACGCCTATCCCGGCGTATGCATCCTGCAACCCGTGGGCTGGCAGCTACACCGGCTGCTCCGGCTGCTGACAACTGCATAGAAATCTATTTCCAAAACGGAAATTGTTCAGCTCCGGGCTGATATTGAAAGGCGGCGGGGCAATAGCTCCGCCGTCTGCATTTTTGAAAGGAGTGAGTATTTTGGCTGAATATGTAAATACCAACATCGTTTCTGTTCCTGCCGGGCAGAATGTACCGCTGACGGAAACTGCCGTTGCGGGCAAGTCCTGCATCGTACACCGCGAGGGCAGCGGGCAGGTGTTCTTGCGTGGCCTGACAAACCAGTGCAAGGCGCGTTTCCGTGTGTCCTTCGGCGGAAACATCGCCATCCCCACCGGCGGCACGGTGGGCGCGATCTCCACCGCGCTGGCTATCAACGGTGAGCCGCTGACCAGCGCTGTTGCGACAGTAACGCCCGCCGCCGTGGAGAATTATTTCAATATCTTCGTCGCTGCCAACGTGGACGTGCCGAAGGGCTGTTGCGTAACGGTGGCGATGGAGAACACCAGCGCTCAGGCGATCAGCTTTGCCAATAGCAACATGATCGTGGAGCGCGTCTGCTGAAAGGAGGTAAAGCATGAGCATGAAATCTATGTATGAGCTGCGCGATATGCTTTGCGATGAGCTGGATGAAATTGCCAGAAAGGGTGAGCTTGGAGCAGGTGATCTGGATATCGCGCACAAACTGGCAAGCACCATCAAAAATCTGGATAAAATTGAGGCAATTGAAGATGGCGGCTATTCCAGAGCTGGGTATCAGCCGCGTCGGTATCCGCACGATGAGTACGGAGGTGGTAGCTCCTACGCAAGAAGCCGAAAGCATTATGTCCGGGGTCATTACAGCCGCGACAGCGCACGCGACGGAATGAGACGGCAGTTGCAAGATATGCTGGATAGCGCAGACGATGACACCATCCGAAGCGCCATTCAGCGCTGCATGGACGTGCTGGAGGACGAAAGGGGGTAAACGCCCCATGATTGATGAAACCGAGATCAAAAGGTGGATAGCGCGGTTAGAAACCGAAGAGTCCAGCTGGACAAACTATGAACGCCTTGCCGTGCTGTATACGGTGCTTAACCAGCAAAACGACGTTAACGACAAAATGTCGCCAATGCTGTATTCCGCCGCTCCTGCACCGGTTGAAGTTTTCGGCGACAGCGACTTTCTGCGGGCCGTATCAGCTGTTGAGCCAAGTGTGGCATGGGCGGTTATGGACGAACTGATGGACAGTTTGAAAGTTGTTAACGAGCGCGTCTACAACAGCGTCATGCGTAAACTCGATAGGTAAAAAATCCCCCGTCATTTACGGCGGGGGATTTTTTAGGTATACTTACCCTTTGTGTCCGCCAAGGTAAAATATGCCTAACGCGGCGTTACGAAAAACGCGCCATCGTTGTCTGCATCAATCCGCTTGATGAAGCGCGTCCAGAATTCCTTTTTTTCTTCCCGAGAGTATGTGCCATATTCGCCCAGCCCGTTTCTCAAGGCGTCGAGGTCTGTCTTCGGCTTTTCCTCCACGGTTTCGAGGGATCTTTTCAAGATCGAGTATTCCGCTTTATAATCGTCAAGCTCAATCAAATCGTTTAGGTATAGCGTTTTTAGTTTGCTCATTTTCTTTCGTATCGAGTCCGCGCTTTGCGTGGGCTTTTTTTCGGCCTTTTTGTAGTACCTATTGTTCCGCTCTGCGATTCCAGCAAGCTCGTGTAGTAGGTAGTCTTCCAACACATCCTCTCGTATCCTTTTTGTGTGAGGGCAAGAGGTGTTATCAAGCATCCGAGTCCGGCATCGGTAATATGTATATGTCTTCTTTACGGTTTCCGATTGCATCGTTTTCCCGCATTCTTTACAATGCAGTATCCCGGAAAACAGATACACGCGGTCTGTGTCAACTCCCGCACAGCGTTGTGACCGCTGGCGAATAATATCATTTACAATGTCAAAGTCTTGCTTACTAACCAACGCCGGACAAGCATTTTCGATGCCGTAAACCTCGCCGATGTAAAGACGGTTGCGGAAATAGTTTACATACTTGCTATAAGCCCGGTCAATGCCCCATGTGTCAAGCATATATCGCTTTACGGCAAGGACGCTTTTTAGCCGGATGAACGCGGCGAACATATCTCGCGCTGCATCTACCGTGCCGTTATCAATCTGGTATTGCCTGTCCGTGATGACATACCCTAAAGGCGCTTTTGAGCCGGCCGGTTGTCCTTTTGCCCGTTTTCCATCGTTGATAAATTTGATTCGTTCGCTTGTGCGGTCGGCCTCGTCTTGCGCGACTGACAACATAATATTGACCTTTAAACGCCCTGAAGCAGTCCGTGTTTCGTAATCTTCTTCCGTCGCTTGCCATGTTACGCCGTACTGGTCGAGCTGTGTTTGTACATCGTAATACCCCGCGACATTGCGAAACCAGCGGTCAAGTTTGACAAACAGAATCATGTCTATCTTACCGTCTTTGCAATCGCCCAGCAGTCGCAGGAGCGCCGGACGCTTTTTATACGGCTTTCTCGCGGATATTCCCGCGTCCTCATATATGCCCACCACGGTCATTTTATTTGCTTTTGCATATCTTATCAGCGCGTCCCGCTGCTCTTGCAGGGACAGGCCATGCCGCGCCTGTTCTTCGCTTGAGACGCGGATATACAAAGCCACTCTTATCAAAGCCACTCTCATCGATGCCGCTATCATCAAATCCCCCTCCAAAATCCGTAATCTATACAATGAAAATCAATGTACACGCACCATGCAGCGAGAAGAACAATTATAAAAAACATTATAGCAATCACGCCGTTGCGGATACGCACTCCACGCCGCATGATCTCGATCATGTCTGCTTTTGCGTCAACATGGCGTTCCAGCTCATCATTCCGCGCCTGCAAAGTTTCCTCGGTCGGCGTCAGGTGTTCAGAAATTCCGAACGTCTCGTCAAGGGATATGCCCATTGCCTTGCAGATCGGCGCGACAGTGTAAATGGACGGCGACTTTGAAAACTTGGAAAAGAAATTCTGCACGGTGGACAACGGTACGCCGGAAGTGTCGGAAATGTCCTGATAGGTCAGTTTCAATTCTTCTTTGCGGATTCTACACACCTCTTGAATGTTCATTTGCATCACCTTAATTTCTCCGATTTTGGCACCGCGAAGTCGCAAGATGAGGGCTTACCGAACCTCACCACACGCTGTTTTATTGCAAGGTTTTGGCGTTGAAGTAGTCAAGCAACGCGGAGTATGGTCAAATTATGCAGCGGCGACCGCTCCTCGCTGCCTGCAAAAAGGCACTGCCGTTTGTTGCGGAGAGCGGCAGTGCCTTTAGTTACTTATTGCTTCTCAAGTTTTACGGTCTGCGTAGCTCCCATAGCAGACACTTCGTAGCTAATTACGCCGTCCTGATAGGTAAACGTCTTGGTGTCATCGCCGCTGGCGAGAATTGCCATATCGGTCTGGTCTTTATCATTTTCCGATTCCCAGGTGTACGGCTCATCCGCCGTGGGAGGGGGATCAAAAGTGCCAGCCCAATAGAGGGCTTTGGTGTCTCCATTATCAGATACCCAATACACCTCAATGGCATCTCCGGAAATGGTAGCGGCCTGCCATGCGTCCTCTGCATCGCTGTTTGTCTGCTTCCACTCTCCAACGAGATCGGGCGGAGTTACCGGCTCGTTTTCTGGCTTGGTCTGATTTGTTCCCCCGCAGGCGGTTAACATGCCGAGCGCGAGAACCAAATACATCGCGATAAGCAAAAACTTTTTCATCTCAACTCTCCATTTTCTTATATTTTCGACTGCACAAAGTGCAATAATCGACATATAGCCCCGTTACTATAATCATTTGGAGGGACACAAAATGTTGCGCGAAGACGTGAAAAGTGATACAATAGAGTATCAAAAAATGCTGGCAGAAGCCTTTGACCTGATACAAAAGTTATCCGACGAACAACTTCAAAAAATCATGGAGGCTCTAAAATGAAAATTAGGGCGATCAGTAAAGAAAAAGGCGTCGAGTATGAAATCGGCCTGGAATGCGACGGCATGGATCGCGAGACCGCAATGACCGAGCTTTACCGAATGGCGCGAAACCTGTTTACCGGGGAACTTGAGGTGTTTTAGAAAGAGGGCGAAGCCGGAAAGGCCGCATTTTAACCGTTGGCTTTCCGCTTGCACTCGATCACGGCATTTAACTGCGTGCAATAATGATTTCTTTCATTGGTCTTCCTCAAAAGCAGCGCGACCCATTTTTATAAACCGCTCCAGCTTTTCCGGCGGTAATGACAACACAAACTGAATAGCGGCCTTCTGCAAATCTGTATAGCCCTCGCCCTCTGTGGCGGGGGCTTCTTTTATGCCCGGGTCGTCCGTTTCGCCACGGAGGTATTCAACGGATACGCCATGCAGCGCCGAGATTTGGTAAAGATAATTTTTATATGAATCGCTTTTCCCTGATTCCCAATCGCTTACTATCGCCCCGCTCTTAAACCCAAGTTCCCTTGCAAAATCAGCCTTTGCGCCATGCACATATTTCCCGTCAGGTTTGCGAGGGATAAGAGAAAGGACACGCTCTTGCATAATTGACATATTCGCTTGCCTATATTTGTTAGATTTGCCAAAACTCAATAAACACTGAATTTACCTATTGCAAACCTCGCATCTGTGAGGTATCATATACCTAAGCCCACCGGAAAAGGGTACACAAAAACCAGCCCCCATAAAAGCGGCTTTTGCAATGTCTTTTGGCGATTTCATTGTAATACGCTTACGGGGCAGTGTCAAGTGTGATTTCTCATGTTTATGAGGTTTCGGCGGGCATTGACTGCGGCGGGGAAACATAAGACCGGCGGGAGCACCATTCCCACCGGCCAATGTCCAAATTTGTTTACCCTTTGCCCCGTGCAGGCTTTCGCCGCTTGCAATGGTGCTACAAGTTCTTCTGGAGCCTTACCACTTTCGCAGTTTTGGTTCTGCGCATGGCCTTCTCGCTGGTAAGCCATCGGGAGTACCCGATACGGTGGGATATGATTACTGGCATATCACCGTGAGTTTTAACCTCTTCTCTGAGTGCTCCGCCGTATCAGTTGCTGCATTTAGCCAGTTTTACGCGCTTTGGCAACCGCTGTTGCGACCCGGCAGGAAGGGAACAGGCAAAATCAAAAGGTTGGTCACGAAAACCACCTCCTTTGAAGTTGCCCAAAGAGGGCTAACGGCAGTATAGCAAATCTCCCCGCCGCAGTCAATGATAACTCACAATGAAGGGAGGACACAAAAATTGACATTGAGAGAGCTACGAGAACGCTCCGGACTGACCCGCGCACAGGTGGCAAAGAAACTGAATGTTGACTTATCCTGCGTAACGCATTGGGAACTTGGCGACTGGCGACCGTTGCGGAAGTACCACAAGAAGTTGGCGAAGATGTACGGCGTGACGGTGGACGAGCTGTTTGAATCCAGCGACGGGCAGTAAAAAAATGCCCCGCCCAATGTTGCAGCATCGAGCGGGGCGGGTGGGACAAATTTTACCACAAGATATTGTGTCCGTGCTTATTGTAGCACGGGAGAAAGGAAAAGGCAATGAGTAAAAAGCCGGAGTACAAAATCATTTGGGTAACGCCCCCAGACCCCGTAAAGCTGGGGAAGATCTTGGGCGAGATTTACGCCCGTGGAAGAGGGCTTGAGTTTGTCGGCCTTGTGCCGAACGAGAAGAAGTGTGGAGGTGCGAAATGAGCGCGTTTGCATGGGCGCTGGCGTTTATCGGCGCGGCGTGGCTGAGCTGGGCCATCGTCAAGGGCGTGGAGGCGCTGGGACGATGAGAGAGCGGAACAGGCGGGCGCGGGAGGATTCCCAGCGCTGCTGGGAGCGGCGGTGGAACAGGCGGCTCTGGATCCTCAACGCTTTGATGATCCTGCTGATCATCGGCATCCTCCTCTGGGCGCTGACGCTGCCGGAGGCACAGGAGCCGGAGGACGCCCCCCCTCCTCTGTCCACTGCGGTGCAGGCGGCGGTGCTGTCCGCCGCAAAGCCGCCGGAGAATCTGCTGGTATGCGACATCACCGGCTATTGCGCCTGCTGCACGCCCTATGCGGACATCAACCGCAACGAGGCAGGGCAGGTGCTGACGGCCTCTGGACGGTGGGTCTGCATCGGCGAGGCGGTGGCAGTTGACCCGGACATTATCCCCCTGGGCAGCACCGTGACCATCGGAGGCAAGGAGTACATAGCAGCCGACACCGGAGTGTACGGCTACACGGTGGACGTGCTGATGACCCACGAGGAGGCGGCGCAGGCCGGTGTGGTGAAAGCAATGGTGCAGTGGGAATGGTAGGTCTGACGAACAGAGTGGGCACGCCCTGCAAGGACTGCCGGAGCAGACACCCGAAGTGCCACGGACAGTGCGAGGAGTACGCGGCGTATCTGGAGGACATCAAGGCTGACAAGGCCAAGCGCTACGCGGCGTACAGCGAGATCGACTTTTACAGCATAAACAACGCAAGGCGCGAGAGGGCCAAAATGGTGATAAAAAGAAAGAGGGAAGGAAGATGAAGGTTTACAAGGCTACGGATAAGGATATGAAGTGCCGTGGGTTCCAGTATGAGATTGGTAAAACGGCAGAAGTGGATGGAGACGCTAAACTCTGCGAAAGAGGTCTCCACGCCTGCGAGATGCCGTTGGATGTGCTGGGCTACTACGCGCCCGGCGATGGCTCACGGTATTTTGCGGCGGAGCTGGAGGATGTCAGCGACGAGATGCACAGCAACGACACGAAGCGCGTCGGCAAGAAACTGACATTGCGCGCAGAGATCGGCATTCCGGGGCTTGTCAAGGCGCAGGTGGAGTACGTTAAAGCACAGTGTGATTTTGACAATGCCATCAAAAAGGCAAACAGCGAAAAGAAGAACCACGCCACCGGCTGGAGTGGCGCAGCATCCGCCACCGGCGAGAGGGGCGCAGCATCCGCCACCGGCGTGAGGGGCGCAGCATCCGCCACCGGCGAGAGGGGCGCAGCATCCGCCACCGGCGTGAGGGGCGCAGCATCCGCAACCGGCGAGAGGGGCGCAGCATCCGCCA